AAGATGGCAACAGACTAAACTTGGAAGAAGTTGAGACAATACCATTGACATTCTCCTATGATGTGTTGTATAATAAAGATGGTAGGGTCAACGAGGATTCTTTGGAAAGATTCAATAGTGTGCTCGGTGACATTCTTATGACTGTTTTGGAAGAAGGATTAGAACATGACCAAATCGAAGTTGGTACAGAGATTGGAAACGACGATACTGAGCAATCTGATTTACAATGAGGATTATGCCAGAAAAGTCATTCCATTTATAAAAGAAGAATATTTCCAAGACGGTATAGAGAAGGTAATATTCAAAACGATCTGGCATTATGCCGATCAATACAAGAGTGCCGCAACCATATCGGCACTTGCCATTGAGTTACAGAAGGCAACACTCAATGACGAACACTACAAGACCGCTCTAGAATATCTAGAGAGTTTAGAAAAAGATGAAGTTGGTCTAGAGTGGTTATCAAATCAAACAGAACAGTGGTGTAAAGACAAAGCAATCTACAACGCTGTTCTCAACAGTATTCATATCATTGAGGGTAAGGTGAATGATACTGGTCCCGATGCGTTACCAAGTTTGTTGTCTGATGCTCTATCAGTATCGTTTGACAAACACGTTGGTCACGACTACATAGAACAATCTGATGACCGATTTGAGTTTTACAATAGGTCAGAAGAAAAGATACCTTTTGATTTAGATTTCTTCAATCGTATTACAAAAGGTGGTATGCCAAACAAGACATTGAATATTGCCATTGCCGGTACTGGTGTTGGTAAGTCATTGTTCATGTGTCACGTTGCGGCATCAACTTTGATGCAAGGTAAGAATGTATTGTACATCACTATGGAAATGGCAGAAGAAAAGATTGCTGAACGTATTGATGCCAATTTGATGAACATCACGATGGATGATCTACACGTTCTACCAAAACATATGTATGAAAGTAAGTTTGAAAAGGTCAAGAAAAAAACCCAAGGTCAGTTGATAGTCAAAGAGTATCCGACTGCATCTGCGCATTGCGGACATTTTCGTGCTCTATTCAATGAACTAATGCTGAAAAAGGATTTTAAACCAGACATTGTGTTTGTAGATTACATTAACATTTGTGCGTCAAGTAGATTTCGTGCCGGTGCTAATGTAAACTCATACACATACATCAAGGCAATCGCTGAAGAAATGAGAGGTCTTGCTGTTGAGTTTGATCTACCAATCATGTCAGCAACACAGACAACAAGAACTGGTTTCGTGTCAACAGATATTGGTCTTGAAGATACATCAGAGTCGTTTGGTTTGCCTGCGACTGCTGACTTTATGTTTGCTTTGATACAGACAGAAGAACTAGAAGAACTCAATCAGATGTTAGTTAAACAGTTGAAGAATAGATATGCTGACCCAACATCAAACAAGAAATTCATCATTGGTGTTGATAGGTCAAAGATGAAATTGTATGATGTCAATCAAACAGCACAAGATGATATGGTAGATACAGGACAAGAGGAAGAAATCATTGACCGATTTGCAGACTTCAAAGTTTAAGCTAATTTAGCAAAGGGTCCGAACTCTGATTGACCTACTCTACCTTTCTTTTGGGCATAATAGTATAGGTCTTCCATAAGTTCATCTAGACCCTTTCGTTTTACTTTATTCTCTACTTGTATAAGAATGTGAGCAAACTCTACGATTTGCATAACGGCAGAAGTGCCCTTTTGTATTTTGTTATCACGACTTGCTATAAGTAGATCGGTTGGAAACTGATCTATGTTCCAACCATCAAGATTAACCCAACGTGTCTTTTTTATTTGATTGACTACTTTTACCCAGTAGTTGAAGTTAGAGTCACCTTTACTTTTGGGTAGTTTGTTATCCATTTCTTGCCATGTGGGTAGTGAGTCTAATCTTACACCTGATAGTTGTAGCCTTTTTAACATTAGATTCTTAGGTACCTTACCTAACATTGCTGTGGCTGCTCCTGCTGCTTTGAACTCATAAGTGTTGTTACCAACACCGGTGGTGTTACTACCAGTTCTCATTATTCCTGTTTTTACATTATTATTTGTTACTGAGATTTCAGCAGTAGACTTTGTAAATTTTCCATTGTCCATAGGTAAGTTCATTTTAAATTCACCTATCTCTATCTTAGGAAGATTTTTAAGTTTAGTTTCTAAGTTTACTAGTTCCCATTTCAACCCGCCAGGTTTACCACTACTTTTCTTGAGTGATATACCTGCGATGATATGATTTTTATAAGCATATCTCAATACATCATTTAGTTCTTTGATTGTTCCACTAGTTTTTAACTCTTTCAGAACCTCTTGATATTTACTGCCACTTTGAACCAACCAAATGTCTGCTGGGTTCCAACTGTCTTTCTCAGATATTTTTCCAAAGAAAGGCCATTCGTTTGCGTTTGGCGGACCGCCAATAACAATCTTTACAATGTACTCCATAAAAGTATCATAATCAAATACATCAAACTTATTGTTAGGTAGTTTTGTTGTATCTCGTATTTCGTTAAACTGTAATTCAAAGTGAGCTGTCCAGTCTTTTCTATCTGGATGATCTATGTCTGGATAAATCTTTTTGAGATGATCGTTAACCAAAGCTTTGAATCCTTTTTGGTCATACTTTGGACCTTTCTTACTCAAGACTTCCTCAAAGATGCGCAATGTTACTTTTTCTTGTTCTTGTGTAGAAGGATTTTTTGATGTTTTGCCTGAACCACCTCTAGCCTTTTTACTTGTTGTGTCTAGTTTAAATTGAAAAATAGGTTTACTACCTATTACCTCATAGTAAATCATAACAGGTTTGCCTGGAGGATTTTCAAAGAAAACATCTTCCTTACCAGGCGCTAATTGCACACCACCTTGATTTGGTTTATTGAGTTGTTTTCTAACAAGGTCTAAATTTGCAGGTGACATATAGACATTATATGTTTTGCCTGTAGGGATAACTTTGGGTGTATCGTCGCCGAAGAATGCTGCTGGATCTATCTTAGAAGCCATCATTAGTTTCTTGAAGTAAGCACTAAATTTTCTGCCAGTGGCAGGCATCCTTGCAAGAGTTTCGTCTAGAGTAAGTTCTTTTGCCATATTATTATTTATAAATAGCCTTGTATTATACTACAAAATATGATACCATTATAGTATATGAATAACTTTTCCCAATTTCTAACCGAAGATAAGAATACTCACCTCGAGCATCTTGAAGATGAGATTCTAAACAACGGTGTGCCTGGCGGTAGAAACGCCATATCATTTCTTATTGCATTGAGTGATATGCTTCAAGGTTACAGTAAAAAGAAAATGAATGTAACCGTGAAGTGGGACGGAGCACCTGCCATCTTCGCAGGAACAAACCCAGAGAATGGAAAGTTCTTTGTCGGCACGAAGGCAATCTTTAATAAACCTGGTGGGAGAGTCGGACCAAAAATAAACTACACAGTTGCCGACATCAAAAAGAATCATCACGCAGGACTTCAAGACAAACTGATACCTGCTCTAAAGTATTTCCCAAGACTAAACATACCAGGCATCTGGCAAGGCGATTTACTTTACACACAAGACGACCTCAAGAAAGCAAACATTGGTGGTGATGACTCCGTTATCTTCACACCAAACACAATCACATATGCTGTACCATTAGAGTCAGACATCGCTAAACAAATCATTTCGGCAAAGATTGGTGTAGTCTGGCACACGACATACAGTGGTAACACAATGGACAGTATGAAGGCTAAGTTTGGGGCTAACGCAAGTCAGTTAGCCAAGTCACGAAACGTCTGGTCGATTGATGCAACCTTCAAAGACACATCGGGCAATGTCAAGTTTACTTCTGCAGAAGCTAAACAGTTTCAGAAAGTTCTGAATATGGCATCCGGTTCTCTGAAAAGGTCCTCAAAGTACCTACGAATGATGGACAAAGTTACGCACGCCGAAGCCCCATCTAACCTTCTCAAAATATTTCTGAACTCATATATTCGTGGGGGACAGAAGATAGAAAACACACAAAAGGTGTTAGAATTTTTCGGTAAATACTATGAGGAACGCCTCAATAAGAAGATAAAAAGTGTCAAATCGGCCGCAGGAAAGAAAAAGTGGGAACAGATCAAGAACGATGGACTTTCAGAATATAATAAATATAAAAAAGATTTATACTATGTCATTGCGACTTACATAACTTTACAAACTGCTAAGACTCTAATCATTAGAAAGTTAGAGAGGGCAGAGAACATAGGTACATTTATCCGAACCCCCAATGGTTACAGAGTAACAGCACCAGAAGGTTTTGTTGCTATCGACCGTATT